CATCGATTTTTGCAATAGTTTCTGCCCAGTCGGTGGTTGAATTAGACTTAACCCTTGTGAATCCGTAACTAATTCCGCTAGTCAGACCCACGCCAGTCTTGCCAAATTGGTTATACCCAGCAGTGTACAGGTATTCTGAGCCTGTACTGCCCTTGATGGCTAACAGATACTGCGGATACTCTAGCCAACAAACGATGTCGATCCAATCAGAATCACTTCCGTATCGAAGCCACCCGTTGTTTACGTTGGTTGTGCCTTGGCCCGTATCTGAACTCTGAGCATATCTCTGAATATCTCCACACCACCAAAGCTCACCATTAGTCTTGATTGCCCAACATCCGTTGTCATGAGCAGCAATTTTACTAACCCCAGTAAGAGCTTGAACAAACTCATGAGCATCACCACTCACTGTCCTGCCCATTTTGCTAGTGTTAGTGTACCCAGCAGAATACACCACACCTGCGCTTGACAATAAAAAAGTGTGATATCTAGCTCCAGCGATCTGAACGATATCTGTTCTTGAGCTAATCTGCGCTTTGTACAGGGTGCTTGCAGTTGATCCAAAGTGCTCGTCCGCATCAATGGTATTCGTACCCCACCCCCCTGGTTCAAAATAGAGTACGCCAGAGCTGGACTCAGGCGTACCCCCTCCACCACCTCCAGTACCCAGACCAGAGATGTTATCAATGTTTGCTGTATCGATTCCAATAATCTTACTCATAGCTCAAGCCAGGTGTTATCAGGTTTGAAATAAATGGTAGAGTTAGACGAGTCTACTACGTGACCTACTACGCGAACAAACTCTCCAGCCGTGGAAGGGGCTGTCTCGGTAACCTGTCCAGCCGTGGTGCTCATGTACAAGGGTGCACCCTTCTTAGCCGTGCTCCAACCTGTATTGGAAGACATCTTGACGACACCTTCTACAAGTAGCTCATCACCAGAAGCCGCATCTGTTACCACTGTAAGCATCCCCGTTGCTGCCGCAGCAACCGATTGCGCTCCAACTAAAGATGGTGCGGTATTACCGAAGTTTACCAGTGTACCAGCCGTAGCAGAAGGAGCGGTACCGTAAGCGCCAGTTACAAGGCGAGCCCCATCTTGAAACTCACCAACGCTAGTAGGCGCACTAAATGACTGAGACATGTTTGCACTACCGCCGCCGCCGCCTGACGCGCTTAAAGTCGTGCCAGTCATGGTTAGGTTTGTTCCGATCGTGGCGTAAGTCAGCTTGCTATCGGAGTCATCCCAAAAGACGAGTTTGTCAGCCCCCGCGTCAAACGCACCCAAGCTTTGTCCAGCCGTCATCTTGAGAACGTCCGTAGCCGTAGCACCGATGGACACCTGCGACTCGTCTTCGTTACTGATCCTTAAAATGCCACCCCCAATATCCACAAACTTGAGAACCTGACCTGCCGCAATCGTATTCTGGAAGTCTACGTTGTCCAACTCTTGGATCTTCGACGTGCGGTTGAAGTAGTCGCTATTCAGAACGCTGACGCAGTTGTCCCGTGAAGTTCCAATCTGTGCCCCGGCAGAGTCCTTGATGTCGGTGTAGGCTACATCCTTAACGATGTAGAACGTGTCGATGTCTCGTTTGATTCTGACTTGTGTCGTGAGAGCACCGGCCTCGGCTACGAAATCCGCGTCGGGATCACCGAGGAATACGGTGCCGTTAGAAAGGACAATTCCTACTCCGTTTTGTTTAGATAGAATTTTTATTTCTGACATGTCTTAGATTTCAGGAGTGTACTGTCCAGATGTCATCTTCACCCTTACATTGTCGAGTTGAATTGTCGCCCCACCCCCGTTGGTTTGGGCGGCCAATCTGATATCGTACTTGTCTACGTTTGAGTTGTTCCATCCGCTGGTATGTCCAGTACCAGATAGTATGGTGCTGTTTATTACCGTTACAGGGTTGAATGTTTCCCAAACCTGCCCCGCTTGCGCTTGAGCAAACGTTTTATTACCGAGGAATATCTGCGCTGTAGTACCTAGCTGTACTGATGACGAATCATAAAGGCGGATATATGCCCACAGTACTATGGTTTGATTTGCTTGTGTTGTCGAGACATACGCTGCTGAGTTAGCATACGAAGAGAAGGTAATTTCTTTAGAAGGCACCAGAGTTAAATCTAGGGTGCTGTTGAGGCTAGTTATCTCCACCAAGTCATTGGTGTTGTCTACTGTGATGGTCTGAGTTCCAGCATCGACTACAGTAACATCGCCCGATGAAAACGTAATGGTCGTTATGTTTGTTCCAATCTGATGCGCGTCAGAGTCTGTAAACTCAATCGTAGAAGGATTGAATAGGTTACTTGAAGAAGAACCCCAAGCTTGACCGAACGTGATCAGAAACTCCAGCAAGTCGGCCACACTAACAACGCCATCACCATTCAAGTCACCCACACCTCCGCTGCCTGTAAAGGTATTGATGTCGTAGTCGTTAGATGGATCGGCTGCAAGGTCGTTAGCCCCCACCTCAATGATAGCCTGGATGATGTCTTGAAAAGTCACCTTCATAGGCTTGATCGTGCTGAGATCTGTATTCTCCGCCACGAATTTTATTGACGCTGGCGATCCATATAAAGCCTCTGCCGCAGTTTCAGCAGCAGCATTCGTCAACTGATCTAAAGCATTGAACCCCTTCATGTACCTATTGAAAGGCTCGGATCCAGTGCTTTGTTGCGGCAGGTCTGCTGTCGTGCTTGCGCCCGTTATGTCAGAGCTTTCAATGGACTGAGGGGCCCACTGACTAGTGGCTGCGTCCCAGGCCAGAACGTAATTGTCGCTTGGCGTAGCGGCAGAGACGTTGTCTAGGTCGCCAAGGTTTCCAGATGCCGCCGAAGCCGTCTTCTCTAGGTAGTGGATAGTTGCAACGGCAGTTCCCGACAGGCTTGTAACGCTAAGCTGAAGCTGGTCGTTGTCATTCATGACAAAGCTACGGTCGAGAAATTCTACCGCAGAACCACCACTCAGCGTTTTAATCTTCTTGATGCTACGTGTAGTGCCGCCATCTTTTGAGAACAAAAGATCCGAAGCACTGGCGGTGTCACCATCCTCAACCTGAAACGTGATCGATGAGACGATAATACTAGTGACGCTACAGGTTAGTAGTGACTGTGTTCCACTAGTGGTGTAGGTGACTTCCTTGCTCTTAAAGTTGTTTGCCATTATCGTTCGAGGAAAAAGGATTGTGCTTCGAGGTCGTCCTTCGCGGTGTTAAGGTCAGTGAACTTGCCGTCGATGACGGTGATGTTACCCGTGTTTTGCTGTCCCACGTTGCGGTTTTGGCGGATCTGACTGACGCTAGCCATAACCTTGCCTGTAGGCAGGGCGCCAGGCTTGCGGCCACCGCCAGGACCCTTGTTGTTGCTCTCGACATACTCTTCGACAGCGGCATACCGACCGCTCGGGATGGCCATAGCGGTAAATTGAGTCCCAGATACCATATTCCACGACAGTGATAACGGCACGAGTTTCAGCGTTGAGATACCGTCAAGCTTGTTGGTTTGAATCGTCTGGTATGGGCCAAAATAGGAGTCATTTCCAGGCACTCTAGCTATAATAGATCCAGTCACCATCATATTGCTGCTTGCAAAAAAGCTCATGTATTCTGAACACACCAAGCCGTGCAGGCTATTGTATGCGTCAGTCAAGCCAGCACCGCCTGCTTCATCGTTTTTGTAAGGAACCCAATAGATCTGTGTTTTAGGGTATGATGTCACTGACGTCCAGTTGGTGTCGGGCAGAAGAGATCCTTCAAACCAATACTTGGTCTTTAGGGCACCGTGAGTATACGAATGGTTGTACGTGGATCGAGAGCCTAGACGTGAGGACGTCATACCCATCTCCTCAAACCCAGGACCCCCATTGACAGATGTCAAGACATTACTTTCAGCCGACCCGTCACCAAGGTATACCGCCCAGTTTTTCATCATGAACTCCTTGGGATATAGGTATTTTTCATCCGAGGTGTCAAAATCGCCAGGCCCCCAACCAACATTAGTGTCGATCACGCCGTCCGTGTATCCAATCTCAAAGGTCCCCTCAGAGGAAGAGCTCCTGTAGCTGGGATTGTTAGTTGGACAGTTGTTGTCAGTCCACATGTCTGCTGGATCGGTTCCACCAGGAGCGTTTTCATACCAAAGAGGTAGTGTGGTGGGGTCTACGTTAGGTCGTGGCCCTTGATCGGCCAGGTACATCTCAAGGATCCAGTCGCTATCGAGGAAGTCAAATTCTCCAGCTACCTCAGGCAAAGTGAAAGACAGGTCTTCAACGAACCAGTACTTGCCTCGCTCGTCATCTACCTTCTTGTCAAAGATGACGCCGTCGCCTGTATTATCGCCGCTGACCTCAACGTGGAATGGCGTGTACACGGTCTGATTGGCGTACTCGACATCGAGAGCCTCGGTGTCAGACCCATAGTAAGACTCTATCCTGTTGTTGTCACCATGCGGGATGATGATCTCATAAAAAGCATCAGCATAGTCCGCGTCATTCTCATCAACCCACTCGAGCTCATCGTAGTACTTACGGTAGTAATAGACGTCACTGTTCAAGTACACGCTAGTGATACCGTTGATACGAATCCCGTCGGCAGACTGTGTCTCCGTATCCCACCAATGAGTTTTAACCCACCTCTTGAGCCTGTAGTTAGTGCCGTCGGTATGAGCAACCTGAAGGCGCAGCTTTAAGACTGCTACGGCTCCAACCCAGAAGTCCTTGCCGGAAGGGTTGTCTGATCGAGCTACGAGGTTGCCAGAAAACTTGATTCGAAACTCGTTGCCGCCAGGCAGGGCTAGCGCATAACGCTTCCTTTCTGGATAACCACAGTAAGCCAGCGGGTGCTTCCATTCCACAAGGTTGCTGCCCGTTCCGTAATACGTTCTAGCGGCGCCGTTGAGGTTATACCCTGGCAACTGGTTGGCGTCCCACTCCGCATCCGTGCTTCGAAACCAACGCCACAAAACATAGTGCAGTGACTCTATGTAGTAAGACGCGTTAGAATAATTGACAGGCGATCCAGACGTAAAGAAGTTGGCGCCAAGAGACGATGCCAAGTCAGGGTCGTAACCCAGGCTGGAGACGCCTTCTGCAATGATCAAGTCGCTGCCCGCCTCCTCGTGTTCCATATAGACTCCCGAGATCGGTATGCTCCGTGTCTCAGTGGCTCCAGCGATGAAGTCGTGAGTGTCGTCGACGTCTCTAAGAAGATCTGAAATGGTAGACGCAGCATTTCCGGATGCAAAAAGATCGGGGCTTGTGGTAGTGGTTCTGTGGAGCGCCATCTTGACCACCGAGTTGTCGGCATCAAACTGCAGCACAGCAGGCCGGTTGAACATCCAGTAGTAGCCCCTAGAGAGGAAGAAGTTGCAGCCAAACATGGCGCATACGTCCTCAAGCACGTCATAAGTGCTGATGAACTCTGGATCCGATGGCAACTGACGCCACTTCTCAGTGCGCTTCTTTCTCTTGACAAAGGTCCTCTGCTGTATCCACGTCATCTGCAGCATGTTCTGACCTTCGAATGGTACGTCGGTCACACTGACGTTGATAGACGGTCTAGGCAGGCCGACCTCTTTGATGGCCGCCTTGAGCTTTCCATTGCTGGCGTGCAGGTTGTAGAAAGCCATCCACCCGGGAATCTTTTTCAAGATATTGCCCATCACAACCTGCAGGTTGCAATCATCATATGGCGTACCGTCGTTCTGTTTCCAGTCCACATAGGCTAGTGAGGCTAGCCCATCAATAAATTGAACCGAAATAAGGCATTCCTGGATGTCGATGACGCAGCTTTCGGGAAGCATATGCCCGTACCAAAAGACATAGTCGGAGTCCTGGATATCGCCCTTGTACACCACAACAAAGACATCGCCCTCTGGCTGCTCCATGAGAGCTCGCCACTTCATGTACTGATCGTGCGTCATCTTAAACGACGCAGACAGGTTTGAAGCCATGATGGGCTTAAACGATGTGTTGGGGTCGGCGTTGTACGATATCGTAAGGCCAGGGGCCATCATCTCCAACTCCTTGTTGAAGGAAGCGCCAACCGGAACATCGCCGCTAAGAGTGCCGATAACCACCGTGTACTTTTCCCCTTTTGGGGCCGTGTATACCGTCTCAAAGTTCTTGGTGATAGCCATTACCCAAAAGTACGATCGAATGCGCGTTTGCCGCGCTGGTTCATGATTACGAGGTTGTTGCCTGATACGGCACCCATGACTTTTAGGCTACCGTCATCAGAGCCAGGAGTACTGGCGGAGCTGCTACCTACGGCAAGCGATCGATTGACACCAATGAGGTTGGTGCCAAGGAACGAACCGAAGTTTTCACCCATAGCTGCTTTTGCTGCGCCACCGATGCCGCCGGCGCCAACAGTAGAACCCATTGATATCACGGCGAGGATGCCGTAAAGCGCAATGAGGGTGATGAGCTTGGCCACCAAAGCATAGAAGGTGTCGAGAAAGCTCTTCTTGAGAACCGTAAAGAAATCCTCCCCGTTCTGTGCCGCCGCAAGGAAGGCGTCACCCAAAAACGAGATCTGAGTCTGAAAGAACGATGTGATACCAGCCGCATTCTCAAAGTCCTTAGCTATAGCCAGGTTCTGCTGGAGCTCTACCCTGGCAGCCTTGAGTCTCTTCGACTCCTCGCCCGTAAGAATCTTTCTTTGCTCAAGCAAGTCGATCTCTTCCCGAAGGATGTTGATACGCTCGTTTGCTGCGTCCTCTTGGTTTAGATCGCCAAGCCTGATGCTTTCATTAAGGCTCTTAAACTTGGGTACCAGATCCTTTAGAGCATCGTCAATCTTCTCCTTCTCCTCCAGGAACTCTTGCGCGTCCAAGGCTTGGAGCCACTTTTTAATAGCCTTCTCTAGGTCCTCTACAGTCTTTGTGCCGTTGGGATCGTTGAAGTTTGCATAGATAGCGTCTAGATCGGACTTGAGCCGAGCTGTCTCCAACGAGGCTAGGCCAGCAAGAGACTTGGTGAATATGCCCAAGTTCTGGGCATACAACTCTACGTCCTCAGGAGCCCCCAGGGCTTGTTCCAGGGCGTTTTTAGCCGACAGGGCGCCTATCTCCTTGTTTAGATCCTCGATCTTCTTGGTGAGGTCTACAACGGTCTTGCCCGTCTCGCTATACCCCATGCCAAGCAAGCCCTCCAGCTCGGACGTATATGCGGTAAGTTTGCTTTTGAGGTAGGCGTCCTCAGTAGATAGACCGAGCTCCTTCATGGACTCAGCCAAGCCGATAGCCTCCTTCCTCGCGTCTACAATGCCCTTCAGCTCAATACGAGCCGCCAGCTTTTTAAGAGTAGCCTCGTAAGACCTAGACGCCTCCTCCCAGAGTTTAGCAAAGTCGACTGCATCCTCACCAACCGCTTCAAGACCAATTTTTTCAAGCTCTTTTACAATAGCCTCAACAAGCTTCTTCTGATCTTCAAGAGAACCTTTATCGAGAATCCCGTCAACCAGATCTGTTGGGAATCCATCAGCTAAAATATCTAGGAACGAGAGGTCATTGATCTGCTCAATCTTCTCTCTTACAACCTCAAGATCATCTACAGCAAAACCAAATTTACCTAGTGCTTCGGCAATCGTGCTGCCTGTCTTGTACCAGGTCTCTTGGAATTTGAGCGTCAGCTCGTTATTTAATCCCAAAGACTCTGAATAACGTCTAGCTACCTCAAGCCTTTCGTCCGCCAAGTCAAGCAATCGATCCTCTCTCTTCTCTAAGATGTCAAGCAAGTCGGACTGTTGGCCATATAAAGAAATAAGTTCCTTTCTTGTCCTCTTAGTTGCAGCGGTATCATCGGCCAAAAGAGGGCTTGCGGCAGCCGCTGCCTGACCCGATGCGATAGCTCTGTTGATAGCTCTTTGCCTCTGCTCTTCTGCCCTTTCAACTCTTTTTCGAGCAGCTTCGATAGCAGTCTCCGTGTTCTTTAGAACCTGTTCTAGAGCCTGAGTGCTACTTTCGGCAAGAAGGCGTGGGTCAAAAATCGTATCGCCATTTTCATTGACCCCAACCATCAGGTCATAGTACTGACTAAACGCCTTGTTCAGTTGCTCTTGCTCTTTCCTGTATGCAGCAGCCTTGATTTGCAAGTCCAAGAAAACAGTCGCAAGCAGAGCTATAGCAGCAATGCCTGGATTAGCCCAAAGAGCAAGTGAAGCAGCTATAAGTCCCGCAAAAGCAGCAGTCAAAACTGGCAGAAGGACCGACAGAATTGTAAGTTGAGCTATCGAATCTTTTGTCGATAGTGAGAGACCGTCAAAATACTTGGCGAAGTCAGACACTGACTCAGATAAAGACTCCACATACGGAGCCAAGGCGTCGCCAAGGGTGATGGCCATATCTTCAAGGCCGGCCTTGACCTTAGCTACGCTGATAAACAGCTCGCCCTCAAGACCCTGAGACATAGCGTCCAAAGCTCCCTTAGCGTCCAGTAGGCGTTCCTCCAAGATGGCGATCTCCTTGGAGTTCTGGCTAATCACGGCACCCGCAAGACCAGCCCTGTTTTTGAGCAAGTCAAAGATTTGAGCAATATCCAGCGTTCCAGATTGAAGGAGCCGAGTCTGATCCTCCGTGAATCCAAACTCCCGACCCAAACGGATAAGCGTAGTCTTGAGACGCGTACCAGCACGCTCGGCCTTCTGTCCCGAGTTGGCCAGGCCCCCAAGCAAAGCCACAGTCTTCTCCAACGTGAGACCCGACTGGCTGGCTACCGTACCTACGTTCTTGAGGGCGCCACCGAGGTTCGTGATATCAAGGGCGCTCTCCTTAAATGCTACAGCGAAGATGTCGCCGATATCTTCAAACGACCGAAGCTCTCCGTTGGCCCCCTTAAACTGACGCTGCACCTCGGCGATGGTGACACCCACCTTCGATAGCTCACCACCAAAGAGCTGACTAAGCTTGGTGGCTACAGTCATAGCGCCCGTAACGCGCTCGGCATCGAAACCGAGCTTACGTAGCTCCAGGCCGAGGGTCACCACCTCGGTACTGGTGAACTTGGTGGTACGACCCAGCTCACGGGCTTGGTCGATCACCTTGTCGATGTTGTCTCTACCGCCGATGGCGCGGAGCTGAGACTCGATCTCATTGAAGTCCTTAGCTACATCGATGGCAGCAAGTCCTACAAGGCCAAAGCCCAGGGCAATGGTGCGGAGAGTCCCCGAACCAATAGCCTGGGCCTGCTGTTGAAACTGATAAAGCTTAGTCTTTGCGATCTCCGTGTTCTTCAAGAACGGACGGAGGTCGAGGGTCATAATGGCCGCTAGCCTACTGGCACCTGTAATACTAGGCATTGAAGTTTCTCATTTTCTCCAGGAGCGCAGCAGCTTCTTCTTTGTTGCGAACTCCCTGATTAGACTTTTTGCTAAACGGATGGAAATCATCCGGCTTAAACGTTTTGCCCTTGGCCGAGTTGACGTTGGCTATCATGCATAGAATCGATGCGGTGTGATCCCATCGATGACTCATGTCTTGCATGTAGCCCTCCCTCATCCAAGAGAACTCCCTTAAGGTCAACCCCCAAAACTCGTCGGGCTTGAGTCCCATCATGAGTCCAGCCTTGTACAGGCTGTTCCACGTAAGAACCTCAGACGAGTCTGTCTCGGGGGGCGTTAGTTTCCCTCGGGCTCCTCGTCTTCTTGGCCACCAAGAGCCACTGTGACTGCCTTCATCATAGCGTCAAGCGTTTCCTGATCGTCGAGAGCGAGAGCGCAGAATTGCTCAAAGTCTGGAAGGCCAGAGTCCTTGCCCTTTCGCGCCGATTCGTTTTTAACGCCATAGTATGCAAAAGCTGGCACCGCCGTCAATGGATCGTCATTGAGCCACTTGTCGATGTCAGCCAGCTTTACGCCCATGGCATTGCACATAAGACGGAGAGCGTTAAGTGTCAAAGAAGCTTGGTACTTCTTCTTGCCGAGCTCAAAAGAAAATTGTCCTCGAAGAGTATTCATGTGGTTGGAGAAAAAAGGGGCGACGAGCGTTCCCGCCGCCCCGGGTTATTATGCTTTGAAGAGTGCGTCTACACCCGTGATAGAGACGCTGTACGTAGCGATCTCATCAACTCCGCCAGAGAGCGTGACGCTATCGATGATTCCCTGACCAACGTAGTCGGTAGCAACACCGTTCTTGTCGATAGAGAACTTCACGAAGACGTAGTACTTGTTGCGGGCGAGGTCCATGAGGCTCTCACCAGCATCGCCGCTAGACTCGATCAATCCGTCAGCCGTCAAGCTCCATTCCTGGGTGGCCTGCTGAAGGACACCGCCAGAGCCATCGCGAGCTACGTTGTCAACAGTATTAGACAAGTCCACTGAGCTCGTAGTGGCCGCGCCAGCCAAGGTGAGAGGGTACTCAGTCCAAAGGTTTAATTCATCTGTTGAGCCGTAGCCGGTAAAGATGTTTCGTTCACCGCTACTAGCATCATCGTCAGCAAGGATGATGTTTGAAGTGGCACCAGGCGAGGTCCCCTCGTATTCGGAGATATTTGCATATGGGCCAAGTACCGTGGCCTTGCTTTGTGAGTTTTGGCTGTCGTAGTAGATAGCCAAACAGTTTGCGTTAATTACTGCCATGATTTCTTAGCTTGCGTTGTTATAGCGGTACAACTTGCCGTATCCACGAACAGTAACAGAGTACGTCGCCGTGTCGTCAAATCCGCCGGTGAGACTTACGTTTTCGATGATGCCTTGACCAATGTAGTTGACTTGATTCTCATTAGTTCCAGCCGTGTCTTTGTCGGTGACATCGAGGACGAAGCGGACGATTACATACTCACTGGCTCGAGCGATGTCCATGAGTGCTGTAGCCCCCATCTGGCTGCCTGAAATAGTGTCTTGAATCAAACCGTCAGCAGACAAGCTCCACGCCTGTGCCCCGCCTACGATGTAGGTTTCGGAGTTGCACTGGGTGCTCTTAGCTACCACCTCGTCGATAGAGTTGTTCATATCGAGGGTGGTGGAGGTCGCGGCAGCGAGGAGGTCGAGACTTCCTGCAGCGTTAGCCCAAGCGCTAGAGTTGTCGTAACCAATAGCGGGGACGCTGCCTGTATCCTCCCACAGGTCGTTACCGTTTACGAGAAGACCGTACTCGCCATTAGCGGCGGCAGAGAGAAAGTTTGTTTTTGCAGTAGAAAGGCTAGAGTTGTCAACGACTCGGTACGCTGAGGTCTGCCCCGAGTCGGCAAAGGCATAAAGCCCAAGGTAGTTTGCGTTTAGTAGTGCCATGTTTTTGTTTTATACCTGACCAACCATCTTCTTGTAGAACTTGGTCTGGAAGATCTCCGCCAGAGCCCTACGCAAACGAAGGTTGTATGTGGAAAGGTGTTTTTTAATTGCTGGCTGAACGTGGGGTTGGGCACGTTGGTACCTAGTCCCTAACTCAGCCCAGTGATCGCGCCACCCCGCCATCTGGAACTGATCGCCTTCATCGTAACCATCGATCTTAGCGTTGTCCAGCATGCCTGGCGACACGACTCGGGGTCCACTGATTGCACCGATGCGAACACCGAATACAAACTGTGGGGTGTTTTTCAGTCTTCTGATCCTGTACGACTGGCTCAGCACACCCGTCCTCACGGGGGCGCCAGCCTCCATGGCATCACGCATAGATTGCCCAGCGTTAGCCATAGCTCGGAAGATGACCTTCTTCCTGTTAGCTATGCTCTTGATTTGACGCAAGCGCGTAGCAAAGGGATCGGACCGCTTGAAGCCGGTCAGGTAGAAGTTCGCTTTGTATCCACCAGAACTAGCCATCAGATAGTTGGGTTAGTTTCGGTGTGACCAGTAATAGGTAGGTTCCCATTGTCGCGACGACGGGCGCGCAGACGCATACCCTCGCGGCGACCAATGGGCAAAATCGAGTACAAGTTGAAGTGGCCACCGTTCCATACGATGACGTCGTCAAACTTGATGTCGCTGACCCAGCGACACTTGAATTCAGCCTTCATCTCACCCACCTCCTGATCGTCATCGGTAAATTCCGATGCACCAGCCGAAGGCGTTCCCAGAGAGAGGATGCTGCAGCGCACGCCCATCTTCCACTCCGCATAGGTTTCGATGACGTCGCCAAATTGATTGATAGTCCTTGTGGGACGGTAGATATCAATCTTCTCGTTGAGTTGCCCTGCCTTCATCAGTATTGTCTTACACTTTGGATGAGACGGCGGACACCCTCTTTGAGCTCCACTGTGATACCGCCGATATTTTCGGCTTCACGCATGTTGTAGTAGTGACCCACCAAGAGCAAGGCTGCTTGACGGTACTGCTTAGGAAGCGAACTCAGGGCCGTGCCAGCAGTAAAGGTGATCTGTACGAAGTCAGTGTCAAAGTCACTAGGGTCCGTGGTCTTATCGATCAAATCGCTGACGTCAACGTGTACAGGATATCGATCGTAGAGGTATAGGTACTCTAGGTCTGCGATGTAGTCGGGGTTGTCGATAGTGCCATCAGGCTGGTTTTGCGGATCCGGGATAGTTGCGCTCAGCACATCCTCCGACCACGTTTGATCGTCCTTACGGTACTTAATCGTGACAGTGCTCGATGCGTTCTGACACTTAGGTATCGTGATGCCTCTACGGGCTTCATTGATATCCAAAGTAACAACCACATCGCTTGTACCAATAACCCTGTCGCTAAGCTCCTGCATGTAGTCAATGGCAGCATCGAGGTAAAGCTCTAAGAGATCGTCCTCGCTGTCGTCGATAGCGCGCACGTGAGAGCGGATCAGACCCATGGCGGTAGCTTCATTACTATCGTAGAGGGTGTAACCAGCGTCAGTAGAGGTGCGCGTAATCTTGATATTCATGCAGAGAGAGATAAAAGGGGCCAGGCCAATTCCTAGCCCCTTTCGTTAGAGTTTAGGCGGGAGAGAGATCACCACCTTTCACACCGTCAGTGCGCAAGACAGCAGCGTCAGCGTACATGTTGGCGATGATGCGGACAGTGTCCTTGTGAGCCTCCGTGTACGGATCAACCATGATGTTCAAACCACCCCATTCGCAAGTCACAACTTCCTGTGGCTGAATCATGTAGATGAGGTCATCTCCAATCAAAGTTGAAGTAACCGTGTTGTATCCAATGATGCTGTTTGCGTTAGGTGCAGCGAACATACCAGAACCAGCGTCGAGAGAAGCCTGACGCAAAGCGCGGAGTACACCTGGCTCCGTGAGGAACACGGCACCCGATGGATCCACATCGTCCGCACGCATGAGCTCCTCCAACAAGTAGGGGATATCAGCGGCGGCGGCGGCGCTGTAGTCCACCTCAGTCACACCGCCGATGGCAGACACAATCAACTTGTTGTACTCCACTTCCATGCCGCGACGCATGTCGGCAGCCAGGAAAGACTGGAGGTCGAAGCTGTTCTGCGTGAGCAACTGCTGCGTCACCTTTGCGTGAGAAGCGATACGGGTGGGAGTAAGCGTCACATCGGTGAAGGCAGCGTTTGATGAAGCCCGGTCCGCAGCCTCGTTCTCAACGCCGTAGGTGAGTGGCGTAGTCAAAACAGGGATAGTGATATCGCCAACAACGCCAGAGATGCGACGAGCACCGATCTTATCGGCGATAGTCACTGGCTTGTAGTCAGCAATAGGACCCTGGATCTCGGTAGCGACAGTGGTGCCAGCCAAAGCTTCGTGCTCACCGTCCTGGGTAGCAGTTGCACCCATGACGCCTACAGCGGCACGAGACATAAACATGCGTGGGATGCTGATGCCGTTAGCCACAGCCAAGCCCGATCCACGGAACTCGCTTACACCTTCTTGGTTAACTTCGGCTTCGAGTCCAGTCAAGCCACCGTTAGCCGCTTCGCGGATAGCTTTGCCCAAATCAAAACGGGCGCGGACGTTTTGGACTTTGTCGCCCAATCCTTGCACCACTGCGGGTGCGTTTTTCTCTTCGTTCATAGAGATTTCAGATTCTGCGCCCCGTTCAATAATTTCATCACTCTCTTCGGCGACGGGGGCGTCCGCCGTTTCGAGCGTTACTTCTTCGCTGCGCGGAACGGGCTTAACCTCGTTATCCTCACAGCCGCAGTCTTCTTCGTCTGCCGCCTCAACTTCTGCTACTACCTCTTCTTCTACCACCTCTTCAGATCGCACCTCTTCCTCTTCGATCTCGGTGACTTCGGCGTTGGCCATAGCCAGCTCCATAGAGCGCAAGCCCACCTCGGTAGTGGGGTACGCACCCTGCGTAGTGGGTGACACGTCGAAGAGCAGATCCACCTCTTTGATGGTGCGGAGGTTCATACCACCGTCACGCATCTCCCACTCGTCATCTTTGATAGTAAAGCCGAAGCTGCTGGTCGAGACGTTACCCATTCGGATGTTCTCTACCAGATCTTGGGCGTAGCTTTGGTTGCCTACCTCGAAGCGGTACTTCAATCCACGCTCGTCAACGGTGAGCTCCAGTCCGTGACCAGCACGGGCAAGGGGCTTGTTGATGTCGTGATTGAACAACGCCACGGTGTTGGACATGTCCGCGCCATCAAAGGCGCCGCGATCGATGCGTTCAGCAAAAGATCCGCCAATGACAGTCTCGTCATCGAAGACGGCGGCGTAACCCTCCACTACGGTGGGCTTACCCTCGTCAGTGCGAACCTCAAAGCTGCCAGGCAGGAATCGCTTCTCTACATTGTTAGCCATGTTGTCTAGGGTTATTTGTCGTTTTTGTTGATGATCCCGGAGCACCAGCTCTTCATAGAGCTACCACCCCAAGCAGCGTACATCACGCTGCCGCAGATCTCCTTGCCGTCCTCGTCGTAGAACTTGCCTTGGTTGTACTCGGCAGCGCGGCTAAGGAATGAGAATGTTCGTTTGATCGTAGCCATAGAAAGCTTCTCTCCAGAAGCGATCTGGTTGGCACGCTCCCACCCAACGGCGGTCCCACACTTGCTGCCCTTCTCGTCGCGATGACGCAGGGCCTTGCGAGCGGCAGCCTTAGCTGAATCGGGATATCCTCCGTAGGAGTCAGCCATTAGGAGAGGTTCTTGGCGGTGAGGTTGGTCAAGGCGCCGGCAGCATCGTTAGCGCTATACCCCACCTCGTGGCGGTACACATCCTTTCCGATACGGACCGACCATGCTCCCTCTGTAGCTACGGTGCTGTCGTCAAACGATGCGCCAAATGATGCAGCAATAGCTGCAGCCCATGCGCCACCAGCCGCCGCTCCTGTCTCCACGTCAATGAGGTTTACGTGTTGAGGCGCATTAACAATGTCTGCTCTGACGGCTACAACAAAGTCAGCGAATCCAAGAGCAGCGTTTGCTTCTTCATTTGTATGCGTAAACTCATATTCAGTACGCGAGGGTTCCGAGTAAGTCAAAGACCCCACGGCCTTAGCGTCGCTACGCTCGCGACACATTACGATCTTGTAGTGGTAAAAGTGTGCCATTATTCAGTGCTAGTTTTGTTAGTCACCGAGTCGGCGTAGTCGTTCATGCGACTCAGCGGAATAGAGTTCATAAGGATGTGGTGTTCATCGCCGCCATCAACCGGACCAAATCCTTCGCGGCTGCGAACCTCATTGATGGACACGACGCCGTCCTGCAGGAGGGAGTGATAGAACTTAGCCCGGTTCTCGCTATCCGCCCGCAACAAAGTGTCGACGTCGAAGGTGCATTGCAGGGCTTTGTCGCCGCGCAAGAGCTTGCGTTCGACTTCGAGCTCGATGCGTCGCACCCATGGGAGGATACATCCTTGGTGGAATTGGAGGACCTGCTGTTCATAGTTGCTGTACGCCGTATTCCCCTCCATTCCGATCATGGCTGGAGGAACTTGGTAGATACGAGCGATCTCTTCAGTGCTGTACTTCTTCATTTCGAGGAACTGCAACTGCTCGAGAGGTACACTCAAAGGCTGGTATTGAAAACCGCCACCCAGGATAGCTACCTTGTGGGCGTTACGGCTACCGGTGTACTCACGCTCCCATGTGGACTGCGCTTGCTTCATCTGCTCGGCAGTCATGTGCTCTTTGGTAGACAGGATACCACCGAGCATACCGCCATTTTTGAAAAACGTAGACCCAAAGTCCTGGACAGCCTTAGCTGTACTTAGGTTCTGGATCTGAATATGCGTAGGATTCAAACCTCGAAAGGCTTGAATCTCCAAAACATCACGCTGGGGAATCTTGCTTGGCGCCCCATCGTAACTGTAAAACTTCTCTCCAGTGAGAGGATTGGTCGTAGAGGAGATACGGCTGGCTGGGATGTGGTACATCTGTACCTTAGATCCAGTCCGATCGATATAAGCATGCCCCGTGCCGTAGAGGAGGGCGTCGCTGACCAGGCGTTGCCAAAACTCATAGGCCCCAATAAAGTCATTGGGCTCGCGAGAGATGAGCTGGTGGATGGGGTTGTTATCCATCTTACGGCGAGAGCCGTCGCGGCCAACCCTAATCACAGATGCAGGCATCATGGCGATGGTGTCAGCAATACGGCTGACACATGAATAGACCGCGCTGAGTTGAAGCGACTCAGCACCAGAGCTTACTCCGACAAGCGTATTGTTAAGCAGACTGGAAGGGCCCATGAAAGACAGCGCCGAATGCTCCGCAGTATAGCGGCTCTCAGTGAAACTGTCGTAAATACGTTTGAAAATGCTTGGGGTCCCTCGGTTATCGGCCATATGGCGGGATTTGTTGCGAAATTATGTCGGCTTTTGTGAGTAATATAAAATTACACACTACCTCCCCCAACAACAGCCATAAAGAATTCAAAGTCACTTGTGGTATCCTCCTCAAAAGTCAGGGCCTCGCCTATAGCCATAACCGCCGCAACGACGCCATCGATCTTATCGCCACTGTTTGCTTTGTCTGGTTTTATGTTCCCGCTTGGATCGTATCGTAGATTCACGTTGCCCATCATCCATCTGATAACCTCGTCCCCTCCATGGCACAACTTGCCATTCAAGGCTGACTTTTCAAACTCCTTTGAGGGGAATGACATTGATGCATAGCCCTGGCCGAATGGATCACAAGGCACTCCGTCACCCTCAAGATCGCGAATAAGGTTAAGTGAATTCCACCTGTCATACGCCACGCCCTTAATCAAGTACTTCTCCATCAAATTGTCTGCATCATACTCAACCTTGCCGTCGAGTATGTAATGCCCGCTAATCAACCTGCGTATCACGTTGTAGTCAGTGACGTTACCTGGGGTGATGTGAACGTTTTCTAAGTCGCGAAACTTGAGGTACATAGTGTTCTCGTCCTTATCAAGCCTACGCTCAATAGCTCGCTCAGGCAGAAAGTAGTGATTGACGATACCCCATCCATTCTCTTCGCTGCCAGTACAGACGCTAACAGCAGTGATGTCATCAGTGGCGGCCAAATCGAGACCGAGATATGCGACGGGTTTGTTCGTTTTCTCGTCTATGACGTGAGTAACGTGAGGATCGCGGAGGTTTCCTTCCGACATCCAGTCGTCGTCGGGGATCCAGATTGCGCTTGAACCAACGAATACATTCAAGTGCTTTACCATAAACTCGGTTACCGAACGGCTGCCGTACAGCTTTGCGTTTTTGCATTGACTTTCCAAATACTCCCTAGAGATCGATACATCAAGGTTTGGGTTTGACTTGACCCAAACGCTATCATCGTCCCAAGAATCACCCTCATCAATTTCGTATGGAAGGATAAGCAGCCTGTCGTTAGACTTCTTGCCGTCCAAGACGGTCTTTCCCGCAGACATAAACATCGCGCATGGACCATCGGCCACAAAACCAGCCGTTGTGATAGCAAGCATGAGAGGGGACTTGCGAGAGCCCATTGAGGAAGCCAGGACTCGATAGAGGTCAGCATTCTTCATGGCGTGAAACTCGTCCACCACAGCTAAATTCAGATTGAGACCGTCAAGGGTGTTTGCGTCAGAACTCAGTGGCTTGATAACTCCACTCTTAGGAGCGCGAATCTCAGCTCTTTGAACGCTAAAACGCTTGGTAAGAGGAGCGCTGGACTTTACGCAACGGCATATCTCATCAAACACTTCGCGAGCTTGGTCGCGCTTAGTCGCAGCAGTAACAAGTTGCGGGGCCCCGTCATCATCAAGGACAGCCATAGCGAGGGCAATAGCTGCAGCTAGCTGGGATTTACCGTTTTTACGAGCGACAAACAGGTGTGCTGTAGTAAACCGACGTCTTTTCAAATCTCCTACAGCAACCCAACCGAAGATCTGGCCCACAAAAAATACCTGCCACGGAGCCAGGATAAATGCCTTGCCCCCGTATTCACCGCGCGTATGCTTGCAGATTTTCTCTATGAATGTGACGTACTTAGCCGCCACTTGCATGTCAAACTTCCACTCCCAGTCATCACGCTCTAGATCAGAAACGAACCTTTCGCAAGCTTTTTTGATGTATTTACCCGTGACAATCTTATCTGAGATAACGTCATCGACGTAATCCCACATTCGATTCAAGCAAGAAACATCAACCGCACTCATTTACAACAGCGAATCAATTTCGTCGCCGTCCTGAGATTTCCCCTTAGCGGCCATAGCATTTGAGGCAGCTCCAAGAATACGGCTGCGGTCCATTGGGCTTAGACCAAGCTTGGCGCTGAGTTTTAGTACCTGGTCCTGGGCCTTGGATAGAGCAGTGAAAGCACCGCTGACATTGCTTGTGCCGTTAGGGTAAACTTGAATTACGTCTCCAAAGCCATGGACGTGGCGGGCCACGGCGATATACAAAGCCAGGCTCTTGGCCAACATAGTGATTGTGATCACGTCGACGGATTCGATCAAACCTCGATCTTCCAAGTAGTCCACTACGATGCTGAAAAGCCTGTGGCCATCGTCATCGAGTTGAAAAATAGGCTCTAATTCACCCTTGCCAATTTTGTTCAAGGCTTTTTTGACCTGCTTACCCTCGCTAGACTGCTGCGCCATGGCAGCCTCGCGCCTCATCTTTTCAAGTACTGATTCCTTATCCATTAGTCATGCAATCCATGATATGCCCAGATGCGCCAGCCATAGTCTGGTGATGCGCCACCCGATGTTTGTACAGCCACGATATTCACTGTGCTGTGAGCTCTGTTCAAATCGTAGCCCTGAGCCGTCTCTACGCTCTCGCCAGTAGCTGGGAGCAAGCGCACAAGAGTGTTGTTGTCTACGTTAGTGCCTAAGATAAAGGTGTAGATCTTGCCGAGATTGTCTTCAGCCGATGGCAGCTGTACATAGTGGGTCGCCTGGCCAGATGCACTAGTGAAGTCTAGATAGTAGACCTGCTCCGTCAACGAGACGGTTGTAGTCAGGTCTTTGCCAATCTTGAAATCGTAGTTGATGTCCATCCGATCGTAACCCTGGAAGGCGGGGCTGATCAGTGTAGCTTGGTTGTTTGTGATGCCCGCATTCATCTGCCACGTGGACTGAACTTCAGCCATATGGTTGTTGTCCACGTCTACCATGTAGCGTTCGTCCGATACACGGACTCTAAATACGCTGCTGTTAACGGCTAGCAGAGCAAGCTTTACTTGATCGTGGATCTCCGTAACCTGATCAGCGGACCTACCGTAAATAGTAACATCAACCCTGTAGGTTGTAGCTGCGGCAAAACTCTGCACTGTTTCGTCATAATCGACAGTGCCAATAGCATATGTGATGCCTGGCATTTCGTCGCGCTGGGGACGGCGGGCCAACGTGATCTTGCTGGCTGGAATAAGGTTTGTGAGGTCGCTGTAGCTAGTCAGTGCTGTTCTGACTTCGGCCAGCAAAGTTCGCATGCTCATGTGCGAGAGATTTTTCTAAAGTGCTTTCGGCGCAGGAAGTCTTCCCACTCCTTTTTTGTTTCATAGTAAACGCCCTTGGCGCTGTAGCTAGCACGTCGGCTGTTGCATGATCGGCAACTGCCAACGATGTTCTCCTGATCAAAGAAGTCGGAATTGGACATCAATGAGCTAGATGGGATCACGTGGTCGGCATCAGTGGCTTCTGTGGCAATACCACAACACAGGCACCATACACATAGCGGATCACGGAACAAAACCGCATCCCTTGTGGCCAACCACTGGGCCGTCCTGTAAAGTGGGTTGGACTGAGCACCGCTACCATCGAATGACTTCTTAATAGACCCATCGCTAGCGTTGCGATCAGATCGCCCTCTTTTACTGGACATCCACGGCTTTTTCCGCCCTTTTCGCTTGAGATCCATGACGCAATACTACGACCACTTATGTGAGTGGTGATCTTGGAGAGATGGAGAGCAAGATTCGCGAAAAAAATTTTCGAGTGGTTGTGACCTAAAAGGCAGCTTCCTCAGCGCAGCAAAGGGCTGCAGCCATTTTACCCCCATCAGCTTTAGGCTCTAAATATATTTTTTCAAAACTATCTCTCCAAGTCTCCGAGAATACCTGAAGCCCCCGCAAACACTGGGCTTACGCACGGTGACGTAGCGGTGAGATAGCGGTGATGAGCCTGGAACCGGATCAGGAACCCCCCTTGCCAAAATGCGGGAATAGTT